GGGTTTTGAACATCAGATAACGCTTCTGAATCCGATGTATATTCTTGACCAGTTTCTAAATTTTTAAGAGTTATTTCTACTCTTGGTTTATAGACAGCTACTTGTTTCCCATCTATAATTTCAGTTTTTATTGATTCTTCTTGTTCTACAAACGGCATTATCTATCCTCTCTGTTCATTTCTAAAATTGATACTATAGCACTTATACCAGTTATTGTAGAAGATGCAATCTTTAGAATATCTCCTTCTTCTAATACTATAGGTCCTGAAGCTAAATTACATATTGTAGGTCCTGTAATAGAAGCATAAGCTATTTGATAATCCGTTGATGCTGATGAATCAGTTACTGATACTATAACTATCTTTGATCCCGATTCATTTGTTAATTGAATATTTTGTACAATAGATCTTGAATTAGAAGGAACAGTATATACAGATACTGCTGCAGTTGAAGCCGGATCGTAAAATGAATTTTTATATATATTTGCCATTATGTTAAATCAAACCATTTTAATAAACCAGATACATCTCCATTAGCTGTTCCTGGTCTTACGCCTAATGTTAAAGTATCTGACACACCTGCAATAGTTTGTCCAAGTTGATTTGCGAATGCTATAAAATCTCCACCTAAAGTAAATGGTGCAGTCTTACCTCCTAAATATCCTCCAGCAACTCTTGTACCTGTTGAAGTTAAATCAACTGTTGTTAAATCATATTCTACATTATCACTAAAACTTGAATATGAAAAGGCAGAGGATGGTGTTGCATTAATAAATAATCCCCATTCAAAATCTCCATTAGATATGTTTAAAACATCTACTCCAGCTGGAACTATAACTGCATAAGGCCTTCCTGTTTTAATTCTAATTGTTGCAATATTATAATAAGTATTTGCTGTAGTTAAATTCACTCCAGCACTAACAGTTCCTGTTCCAATCATTTGTTCTAATCCTTGTGGAGAATATCCACCTTCAGAAATACAAGAAGAACATATTTGTTGTAATGTATAAGTTCCAGCCGTCAATGTTCCAGCTCTTTCAATCTCATAACGAATTGGAAGATTGGCTGTTTGCATATAAACAGTCGTTAAACTATTAGCATTATAAAAAGTATGTGCTGTAATTAATTGACCATTAATAACAAATCCAACTCTAACAGATCCTACACCTAACCATTCAATATCTATAAATAGTATATTTGATGTAGCTGCATTTAAGGTAAATCCACTTGCTCCCGTTCCATTTAAAGTATCTCCGTTCCAACTAGATTGTGATATTTCAGTATCAACTGGAGCACCTGATGTATAAGTTCTTCTTACTATTTTAAGTGTTGTTCCATCTGCTGTAAAAAATATTCCGTTATTTGCATCAAATAAACCTACCTTTTGTTTTAAGTTTGCAGTCAAAGTATTCATTACAAATGTATTAAAAATAAGTAATGACTTACCAGGTTGATAAGACATGACTCTATTAGACTGTCTTACTGTTTTAGAACTTGCTGCTTCTGTTACATTTAAATTAACTGTAGATTTATTAGCTGTATAAGTAACACTTCCACCACTTGCAGTAGTTGCATTAAATAAACTATTCTGTGACATGATACTCTTACTATCAAAGATAGTTAGAGGATTAGAAACTCTTAATCTTCCGAATGCATCAACATTATTACCACCGATTGTAATTAACTGACCATTACCAATATTTACATTATCACAAGACATTAACACTTACCTCCACTTGACATAAACCAACTAAATCTTTCTGTATCTTCTTTTAAATCTTTTAAATAAGTAGAATTTAATTGTTCCACAATAATACGAAGAGCTCTATTAATTTGTCTCTGATTATCTACTTCATATTCTGATTTTGGTTCTGGAACCCTTACATTAATCTTAGCCATTATCTTCTACCATCTGGTTGTATATCAACTTGGAATGTTCCAAATCTCCAATTTTCTCCTGAATTAACATTCTCTATTCTAACATTTGCATATCTTCCTCTTGCTCTAGTACTTACAAATTCTGTAGAAGAAGTAATTGTAAATGGACTATAAGTAGAACTAGTAGCAGTTTCAGAAGGCCAATCTGTTACAGAAATAGAAATTTGATTACTTCCTGTTAATACTTTAAAGTTAGGTAAGAATCTTCTCATAGATAAAAAAGTTTCACTTTGATCTTTTTGTAAAGAAAAATCAAATGATTGAATAAATGAAGTTAATGTTGTTATAGAACCATCAGGATTAATTTGATCGGTTCCAGTTTCTTGTTCAAATAAAACAGTTTGTCCTAATCCTGTTTCACCAATTATAGTTGGAAACGTTCCTGTTTCAGTACTGTTATGTTTTGTTGCATAAGGTCTAGGATATATTAATGCATCAATCCAACTAGTTCTTGTAGAAGTAGAACTTGTATTAGTATACCAAGTACCAAGAGCAAGTTGTCTATTTGCATCTGTGTAATTATAAACTACGGATCTATTAACAAACGAAGATCCTTGTGTTGGATACCACCAAGTAACTTCTGTATATAAATTATTTAATCCAGCACTAATTTGTTGTCCTTTAGTAGTATCAATATCATTGAATACATAGTCAATAACAGAACATGGTAATGTTTTAACAGTTCCATCAAATGCAAAGAATCCACTATTGCTCATCCAATAAGCTATACCATCAATTTCTATAGCAGCGTTTTTACCAATTAATCCGCAATTTGTTCCTACTTGTTCAAATCCAAATGTAAAAGGAGCTCCTACAAATTTCATTGTATATAAAGCATTGTCTGTCCAAACTAAGATAGTTTCTTTCGCGTTCACCGCTCCGATAATCTTTGTACCATCTTGAAGTCTAAATGAACCTGCTGTGTTAGTTGCGGTAATATCATATTCGTTAATACCTTCCACAGTTGAAAAACGAATAAACATATTATCCTGTGTATCTTCATCATTAAGAGTTGTACAAGTTCCAAAGTGAATTAAGTGTCTAGTTGTTGGTGAAATTAAAGTTAATCTAGATGCAACTGGGTTATTTGTTGTTTCAAATCCAGCAGTTGTTTGCGAAGCGCGGGTTGTTAATCTTGCTGCAATACTAGAATCCCAAGTAAAAGTTTTACCATTTGCAATAGTTGCAACTAATACATCTCCATAGTTATCTAAAGACCAAAGTGCTGGTTCTAATGTAGTAGAAGAAGCTAATACTGCTGTTCCCCATCCTGTATAACTAGTTGCGTTGGTAACTGTTATTCCATTTGCATGAACTACATCTGCTGTTCCAAATTGACCTCTACTAATACCTGAAATAGTATTTGTTCCAGTATTATTAGTTGTATAAGTCATTAATTCATTTTCAATAAGTAAAGTTCCAGATGCTGGAAATGCAGATGTGCTTGTAAGTATAACTGAAGTTGCTCCAGCTGCAAAAGTTCCACCATTATTAATAGTTGTAACTGATGCTCCAGAAACTGTTCCTCCAAATTGACCTACACCAAATCCATATCCATAAGTTTGTAATGCTGGGCCCACAGATGCGTAAGGTTTAACAATCATACTTCCACCTGTTGCAACCACTGCTGTTGCTTGATTTAATGAATTAATAGTAAATGTTGTTGGAGTTGGAACCGATAATACTTGAAATAGTTTATCTTCAAAATCAGAAGCACTTAAACCAGTACCTGCTGGTAAAGTAACAGCATCTAGAACAATCATATCTCCAGCAATTAAACCGTGATTACTTGTAGTCGTAATAGTACAAGTTTTATTAGAAGTGCTATTTGTTGCTAAAGTAGATCCTGCAAAAGTAACAATAACCCCTGCCGAATCTGTTCTAAATGGAGTTATATCAAAAAGTTGTCCTTCAAAATATATAAGTAAAAATTTATCAGTTCCTAAAGCAACATATCTATTGCCTGATTGATCTACAAAAGGAAGCATCTTTCTACAAACACCAACAATAGTTTCATTTAATAAAGATGCCCAGCCACCTACTTTTTCAGGAAGCCCATATCTAAATCTTGTATTATCTGAATCTACCCAACGACCAAATGCACCCACACTTGTGTCTTGTTTATCAATTCCTGGAGCGAATTTAATTTCTGAAAGAGCCATGGATTAGCTCCTATGCTGTATTAGTTTTATAAGTCCAACCTTGAGTAGCATTTACATAAACTAATGTAATGGATTGTCTGTTTGTATTTAAAGTTAAAGCAGATGCTGCACCTAAAATATTACTAGAATTATTACCTACTACACAATTGTTTGAAGCAAAGAAATTAAAGCCATCAATAATAACTACTTCATCTCCTACACTAGGACTAGCAGGTAAAGTTACTGTAACTGGATTTGTTCTTGTATCTACAATTAATTGATCTCCGGCAACTGCTAAATAAGGTGAGTTGCTAGAACTAATAGAGTTATATCCTTTTTGCATTATACCAATAGAAGTTAAAGTATTTGCTCCATCAGATACTAATAACAAAGTAGAATTCACTGGAACTTTAGTTGCTGTAGCTTGTCCTGTAGTTAATACACCAATTGTATAATTAGAAGTTGTTCTAGTTGTTGCATCTTGTATAATAAATACTCTATTTGCATTACCACCTGTTGTTGATGCTGGCATTGTAACTGTACAGTTACCAGTTAAAGTTCCTGTAAGTTTAATATATAATTTTTTACCATTAGCAGTATCTGATCCATCCGCTAAACTTAAATTAGTATTACCTGTTGTAAGTGTTAGAGTTGTATATCCTGATGATGATGCTTGTAAAATTTGTAAGTTAGTATTTGTAATTGTTCCCCATAGACCAGCTTTTTCTCCGGTTGCTACAAGTTCTAATGATAGGTCTGTAGAATATGTTGATGCCATAATTTAATAAGGTACTATTGGTGTCCATACCATGTTTGCTCCTGGTATGATTTCATTCCACACAATAACGTTTGTTGTTCCTCCGTTGTTACTGTCTAATGTTAATGGACTTCCATTAACTGATACATTTGATGTTCCGGATATTGTAACTGTTCCGCTGGTAATAGTCAATTGATTTCCAGTAACTGTAACACCAGCAGTTGCTGAAACAGTAACAGAACCAGTAGCCATTATTAACGGCGATCCGGTTACATCTGTTTGACCAGTACCTGAAATAGTAATAGTTCCGATACCTAAGAATAGCGGATCGGCGCCAGATGTTTGTACAATAGAAGTAGCTGATATACCAACAGGTCCTATTGTTAGTATTAAGTTATTACCAGATACGGCAATACTTACACTGTTATCATCACCGACAGTGGAAAAGGGAAATCTTGCAAATGTATCAAATCCTAAAAGCATAAATTATAATGGAGAAAGATGGTATGTAGAGGTCTCTCTTCACCATAAATTATAGCATATTATATTCTATTTTTAAAGAGATAATTGTAGTGTTATTTGATTGTTTTAAAGTATTCTAGACATTCAGCTATATTTTGCTGGCTAATGTATTTAGACGTTATTCTCTTGTTTTAATTTCCCAATTTATAATAGATTCATTCCAAGAATAATATTGATTATTTTCTAATTCTGTTGTTGGAATAGTAACTGGTGCTACCCAAAGACAAGTTTGTTCATTTAATATCCATGAATTAAAAGGTTTAGGTGGAATGAAAGCATCACTAGAAGAATCGTAATCAAACCCAATTCCAGCAAAATTTTTACGTAACGATTTAGATTGATCCAATGATGGTTCTTTTGTAATTGGATCATAATGAACACCACCAAAAGTGTTGTAAGAAGTTTGTAACCATTGACCATCTGTTGAATCAATAAATGTTTCAAAAAATTCTGGTTCAGCAACAATTACTTTAATTACTTTGTTATCTTTAACTTTTGCAAAATGTGCCATTTTATATTTTCCTTTAACCTATATATGTTCCTGAAGAAGTAAAGGTATGATATGTAATACCACCTGAACTTGATATAGTACCACCACTTCCTCGTTGAGCACCTGCATAACTAATAATTACAACACCTGAACCACCGTTTCCGCCTGAATGAATACTTGAAGGATTAAAGCCACCTCCACCACCACCACCACCGGTATTTGAGGAACCATTTGATCCATTTGCCGCAGAACCACCTGCACCACCACCACCAACACCACCACTACCTCCGGGTTGATCTGCTCCGCAAGAGTATGCTGTGTAATTTGTATTTCCTCCACCTCCACCGCCGGCATAAGTTGAACCATTTGTCCATGTAGTACCAGCACCACCAACACCTGCAATTTGACCGCTTGCGTTTCCACCAACTGCATTTGCTCCACCACCACCTCCACCTGTACGAATACAAGATGCAGGAGATACTCCAGAAGTACCACCGGTGTTACCTTGCCCGCTTGTTCCCGAACCGCCGCTTGCAACCCCTGTACCATCACCGCCTGTACCACCACCACCGCCACCAGAACCTCCGGTTGCACCTACCCTATTAGCTGCGGTATTAGTACTTAAACCGCCTCCACCACCGCCACCGGTTGAAGTAGTGCTGTCAAAAACTGAATTATTACCGTTACTGCCATTGCCTGTACCACCTGAACCGCCAGCTCCAACTGTTACTGTATAACTTGTACCGGGATTAACGGATTGTGAAGATGCCCTATAACCACCACCACCTCCACCTCCGCCGGCATTACCACCACCTGATCCACCACCAGCTACAATTAAAAAATCTACTGAATAAGGTTGGCCTGGCCAGATATTATTTTTTTTGGCATTAAATTGATCTTGTAATCTCCATACTCCTGTTGCTATAGAAGCTGTTGGAGTATTTACTTTACCAATTATACCACCATTACGTTTAGCCATTAAATAACTCCCAATTTAAAATTTCTTCATTCCATTTATAAATATTACCATCATTAGGTTTATCAATAGGAGCATACCAAATACAAGTAGTTTCGTTTAATATCCAAGAGTTAAAAGGTTTAGGTGGTATAAAAGCATTTCTTGTTTCATCATAAGTATATCCAATATTAGCATGGTTTTTTCTAAATGGTTTTCCACCTAATTGATGAACTCCACCATGAGTGTTGTAAGATGTTTGTTTCCAAATAGCATTTGGTTCATTATATAATATTTTTAAAAAATTAATTCCTAATTGTTCTTGTTCTATTCCATTTGAATCTTTTAATACTTCATTAACAACAGATTCAACTGTTATTACAATATTATTTTCTATTTTTGCAAAACTAGCCATTATGTTGTGTAACTCCCTGTACCATTAAATGTTAAAATTGTTTTTCCTGAAACACCTGTAGCAACAGTTGGAGAACCAGTAATAACCCCTGTATAATTTGCATCAGGCATACTTAATATAACAACTCCTTTTCCTCCTGAACCAGCACCTGCTGTACCTCCACCACCTCCTCCTCCAGTATTAGCTGTTCCATTAACACCAGAACCTCCTGAACCGCTTCCGCCTGCTCCACCTCCTCCATTACCTCCTGCTCCTCCAGTAGTACCATTAGCTCCTCCTCCACCTGCTCTTGTTATTGATGAACCTGTTATTGAAGATGCTGTTCCTGCTCCTCCTGCACCACCAGTAGAACCACCTGAATTACTACCTATTGCACCTGCACCTCCACCTCCTCCTCCACAATTAAGAACACCTGAGCTTCCACCATTATTACCTTGTGATGGAGATGTGCTAGGAGTATTTCCTGCCGCACCTGATAAACCATTAGTAGAACCACCACCACTTCCACCAGCAACTGCTGCAAGCTGAGAAGTGGCATTATGTCCACCTCCACCACCACCCCCAGCAGAAGTTATTGTTGTTAAACCTGTTCCTGATATTGAAGAATTTGAACCAGAAAAACCGACACCATTTGGGTTAACACCACCTCCAGCACCACCATCACCTACTGTTACTGTAATTGTTACTTCACTATTTGCTGTTTGAGTTGAAGTTCTATATCCTCCAGCACCTCCACCACCTGCACCCCTACCATTAAAATTATCTTTTCCACCTCCAGCACCTCCAGCTATAACTAAAAAATCTATTGAATAAGGTGGTCGTGAGGGCCAAATATTTGAAACTCTTGCGTTGAATTGATCTTCAAGAGCCCAGACTCCTGATGCGACTGTTGTTGTTGGGGTGTTGACTACTCCGATTATTCCACCGTTCTCTTTTGCCATAGCAAAAATCTCCCGGTTAATTTATTTCTTCGTATGAAATAACAATTTCTAGATCGCCAGCTGCACTTGCACCACCTAGGATAGATTTATCTTCTTCTAAGTAAAAAGAATTTGTTTTATCTACTACAGATAAAGTTGCATCTGCTGGTACAGTAATTGTAGAAGCTAAAGCATAAGATGTTCCACTACCTGCTGCTGCAGTATTAATGTCTATTGTTACATCTGCAGCATTAGTTCCATCTACGTTTGAAACCATGATTGAATTAATTTTAAAAACTTTTCCTGAAGCTGCTGAATTTGCAAGCAAAACTGTTGTAAGACTCGTTGTAAGAGCCGCATAGGTTGTCTTACCTATTATCGTAGTTACGTTTACTATATTTGGATTTGCCATAATTTAATCTCCTGTTATATATTATGCGAAAACAATTGAAATTGCAATTGATTTCCCTATTGTTGTGGCTGTACCAGAGCCAATTGTTAAAGTAGCACCACTAGGAATAGCAATAGTATCCCCACTATCTCCTAATGTAAGTGTAGTTCCAGATGCTGGTTCTATTGTATTTACTTCTATAGTAGTAGGTAATGTTAATGTTGCTCCGCTGGCATTTATGGTAGCTCCACTAGCAATAGTAATAGTATCGCCACTATCGCCTAGCGTTACGTCGGTGCCGGATCGCGGGGTTATCTTATTTACTTTTAGTTCACTCATTATTTTTTAATTCCCAATTTATAATTTGCTCGTTCCAAGTATAATAATTCTTATTATCTATTTGTTCTTGTGTCAATTCTGGCATAGCAACTGGTGCATTCCATAGACAAGTATCTTCATTTAATATCCAAGAGTTAAATGGTTTAGGTGCAATAAAAGCATCTCTTTGCTGGTCGTATTGAAATCCTATTCCTGCATAGTTTTTTCTTAGAGGTGTTCCACCGAATTGATGTGTACCACCATAAGTATTATATGATGTTTGAACTACTGGTAAATGTTGATTATTAAAAAGATGTCTTAAAAAATTTATTCCTGCCTGTTCCGTTATTGCATCATTATTAGATACTACAACTACTTGTTCTACTATATTTCCTGATTTTAAAATTGCAAAATGTGCCATATTAACCTGTGTAACTTCCTGATGTTGTAAATGTTAAAACTGTATTTGCTCCTGATGTTGTAATTGTTGGTCCACCAGTTACTACTCCTGAGTAACTTCCTGTTGGAACTGAAAGTATTACAATTCCTGAACCTCCATTACCACCATTTAAATCTGGGTTAGCCCCACCTCCACCACCACTACCTGTATTTGCAGTTGCACTTGTAGCTGCTGTACTACCACCTCCACCATTTCCTCCACCTGCTGATCCTGATGAAGTATTTGTTCCGCTACCTCCTCCACCACCACCTGCATAAGTTACTGAAGAACCAGTTATTGAAGATGCTGTTCCAGCACCTCCAGCACCACCAGTACTACTACTAGGTGCAGTTATACCATTAGAACCAACAGCACCTGAACCTCCTCCTCCACCTCCTGCTGTTCTTGTTTCAACACTAGTTCCGGGTCCCGCACCATCTCCACCAGCATTACCTTGTCCAGATGTTCCTGATCCTCCAGTTGGATTAGATGCCGCACCATATCTACCTCCTCCTCCTCCTCCTGAACCTCCTGATATTCCGTTATTATCAAAACCTATACCTCTACCACCACCAATAGCTGTTGTTAAACCTGTAAAAGATGAATTTGAACCATTAGTATTTCTTAATCCACCTGCACCTACTACAATTGTATAAAGTGTTTCTGATACAAGAGTTGTAGTACCAGCAATTAAACCACCTGCCCCACCTCCTCCTGCCATATTATCACCTCCACCACCACCTCCAGCTATTATTAAATAAGAAGCTGTGTAAGGTGTTGGTGCTAAAGAAACTATACCTTCATTAACACCAGAAGTAGCAACCCAGCCTTGTGTAGAATCTATATAAGTTATAATTACACCTTCTCTGTTTTTGTTTAAAATTTTATTATCTGTTCCACCATTAATTTTATTTCCATTAGCACCTAATGTAATATTGTTTGTTGCAAAAGTTCCTGCATAATCAACTATTGCTAATTGATCTCCAACTGAAGCTGAAGCTGGAAGAGTTACTGTAAAAGCTGCAGATGTAGTATTGCAAGGATATAAATTTCCTTTAACTGCCGTGAATCCTGTTGTTTGAACTGATTGTGTAGTAAGACCGAATCCCGTCGCCGTTCCGCTATTAACTAATGTCGCACCTGCAGGAATACTGATCGTGTCTCCCGAAGCGCCTATTGTGATCGTATTAGCATTTTCATTGATAATGTTATTGCCGTTTTGATCTTGGATCGTGTCTACTTTTAAAATACTGCTCATAATTTATTATTTTGGATATTTCTGTTTAACTGCGTTAATTGCTTCTTCCCAATTATTAGTATTATTAATTTTATCCCAATATTGTAAATCTAATTGTTCTTGAATAGATGGATATGCTTTAGCTCTATCTCTTTGGTATTTTTTAGAATTATATTCTGCAATTAGTTCTTGTTGCTTAGCAAGTATTTCATTTGCAGGAATTGGTGTAGTTCCATTGTGCCAAACTATTGTATTAATATCATCTCCACTTACACTAACTTGTGCTGTTGGATTGATTGCTAAAATTGAATTAACTATTGTTGTCATATTAACCTGCTATTTCCATTAAAATAAAACTGCCTCTACTATTACCAAAAGAAGTTATTAAACTTGGTCCCGCATTAGCTGCTCCAGCAGGTGTATAAGTAATTGCAGAAGTTGTATTTGGAGAATCTAAATGTACTATTGAAAATGATGTAAGAACACCATCACCTGATGAATCAAGATTACCAAATCCCCAGTTAGAATCTCCAAGATTTGTTCCTGTTGCTATAGAACCTCTATATATAGTAAATCTACAACCATTAGAACCATTGGTATTTTGAGCTCCTGTTGAAAATAACATTAAAATTTTATTAGAAGCAGAAGAAGGAGTTATTGTAGCTGCTAAATTTAAAGTAACAAAACTAGATGATGTAGTTGTAAGTGAAGATGCTGAAGTTGTTTGAACAACTTGCAACACCGCACCCGCTCCTAATTTAGTTGTAGCAATAGCTGCTGTAGTACTAATATCTGCATTAACAATTGAAGTAGCTAAATTTAATTTAGAATATGCTATTGCAGCAGAAGCATTTACTTTTGCATTTGTTACGGTACCATTAGGTAAAGTTAAAGTTCCACTAGAAGCATCTAAGGTTGCACCACTTGGTACAGTAATTGTATCTCCCGATTCGCCGAGAGTGAGTGTAGTTCCAGATTGTGGTAGGACTTTATTAACTTCTAATTGACTCATTATAATATTACCAACGTTCCTGTTACTGTAAATGCATTTACAATTGTTACTGGTCCTGCAAGAACTGCAGATTCAATAACCACGTTTTGATTTTCTAAAACTTGAGCATGAG